GCACTGCCAAGGGGAGGGGGTTAACCCTCTTCCTTGTGCACCTCCCTGCGCTTACGCGCAAGTGAGGTACTTCCTCACCACTTGGCCTCGCGGCCACTGACCCTTTCGTAAGGGTCAGCCATCGTCAGTTTTAGTGCGACGCCTGACGGACGCCCCGAGCGTTCAAGATGGTCAAAGCCGACAGCTGGCAAACTGTCCTTCTCGAATTCCTTCAAGAAGATCTTGAGGAGGGCTTGCGGGCCATCAACCGAGTTAATCGGGAGACGGTCCTTCACTACGTACCCACGAGCCAGAGGCTTATGAGTGCGAGGGCACATCTTGTCGACTGTCACGTCGTCACTGTGCCTGCCCAACAGTGGAGAGTTCTCGTTCACCTTCGGGAAGTGTTTTAGCAACTTCCCAAGATAATGATCGAGAGCAGCCACCGTGGAGACAAAACCACGATGGTAGAGCTGGTTCCTTAAAGAAACCGCGCTCACAATCTCCGCTACGTCGCCCAGTGTTGCAGGTGTCACCCGCCGGACCTTGACGATTGAAACGTCATGGCCTGCGTAGTAGTCCTTGCCGCAACTCTCCCTGAACTTCCCAGTCCAGAAAGACTTGCGCGAGTTTACTTTGAAGCCAAAAGCTTCTAGTGCACTCGACACTGAGACCGCGTATTGTGCAGGGACGACTATGTCGTCACCGTACACGCGCACCTGACCAATCAGGGATTTTATCCCCTTTTCGGTCAACTTGGAATCCAAGCATCTTTCAATCCCCAGAAAGGCCACAGTACAGAATACCATAGCCTCAACCGGAAACGTCAGCGCTGATCCCATAGACGCGAACTTCGCGAGGGGGATTACCCCATGGCGAGGAACATCGGCTCGTAAGCTGCGACTGGCCTGAACCATATCTGAAAGGTTCGTATAGCCGTGAAGCAGAGTTTTCACAAGCCGATTCGAGACACGGTCAGACGCCTCACTCAGATCGAGTGTTGCGAGACCGCCGTCGACCGAGCCCACCCGTGCGAGAACCTGGTTAGGTTCTTGGTCGGTAAAACCGACGAACCACTTCG